GGTGCCTGGCCGAAAAACGTAAATAATATCTAGTGAATGACGTTTGACCTAGATTTATATTTTGACGTCACCAAATGTTTAAATACACAAAATAAAACTGCAAGTCCCGTGGATTCGGGCAATTATAAAGTGCAAAGTTCTTTGGAGAACACTTCTGATTTCTTCCACTTTCCAGATGGGATAAAGAGGGACATCCAACATTTGCAAGTTATAACAAACAATATGGAAGGAAATGTGCTTTCTACATCGTTTTTATCTATGACTGAGAAAGATGAAATATGTAGAATGATGGATATCGTTGATAGTCTTTTATCGTTGATTCGCGTTCGCGTGAGTCATATAGATGACGTAACACCATTTGTTGCACAATCTGGACAGGAACTCAATAGTAACAAAGGTTCAAATATTGAATACCCATTAAATGTGCAATTTACAGATGCAGATGGAGGATTCGGAACAATGGTTCCAGGTCAACTGGATAGTCTTAGGTACGCACGAGATGACAACACGACTACGTTAAAAGATGATCTTGGTAGGGCAAGACGTGTTGATTCATTTAAATGGCAAATAGAAAATGGTAGCCAGGGAAGATTTACTAATGTATGGTCAAAACTATTTAATGATCAGTTTTTAAATGATCGTTTAACAGGCCACAAGTTGTTTAGAGGAAATTTATGCATTAAGGTTGTTTTAAATGGTAATGCGTTTTACCATGGTAGAGCACAACTTGCTTATAGATATTTTCCTGAGGCCTTAAACGATGCTGGCACACAGACGACAGTTGGACGTGGTAGATCATGCATTTTATCTCAGTTACCTAGAATACTTATGAACCCTACAACATCGACGGGAGGGACGATGAAAATTCCCTTCCATTTTCATAAAGACTATATTGACCTCATTTCAGATGATTATATGAACATGGGAGAACTTGAATTTGACGTGATAGCACCTTTGAGACATGCACAGGGTGTTACAATTGACATAGATGTGAATATTTATGCTTGGTTCGAGGATGTTTTTGTCACAGGATTAACTGAATCTAATATAGAGCCCCAGTCTGGTAAGGAACAGGATGATGCAAATAAAGATGGTATTGTAGAGCATCGCGCAACTGCTCTTGGATTTATAAAACGGGTTGTTGGTGCGTCGCCAAGGATTAGTGGTTTGATAACCGCTACAGCTAAGGGTGCTAGAATGATATCAAATGCAGCTGCTTTGCTTGGGTATTCAAGACCTAGTATCACTGCTGAACCAATGAGATATTCGCATTCACCTGCAGGATTATTAGCTTCAACTACTACACCTACACTGATAGAAAAATTAGCAGTTGATGATAAGCAGGAGCTTACTATATCGCCTACTATTTCAGGCGCTAGTGATCATGATCCGTATGATATACTGTCCATTGCTTCGAGAGATTCATATTATGTGACTTTCGATTGGACAGGAACTGATCCACAAAATACCAGAATAGCGCAGATGAAAGTGAATCCTTTATATATAGTCCGACGATCAGATCAGGAAAGCGGTTTAGCTTTTACAGCTTTGGCGGCTGCAGCATTTCCATTTGACTATTGGACAGGGTCCATTAATTTTAGGTTCACAGTTACGGCGTGCGGATTACATAAGGGACGTTTGAGAATTGTGTATGATCCCACAGGCAGAGTTGATCCCGGTGTTGATGATTTACTTGCCCGTTCTGTTGTTAAAGTAGTGGACATTGCACAAGAACCGGATTTCGTGATTTCGGTTAAGCCACAACAGGCAAGGACGTGGTTAAGGTGTGCCAATTTTACAGAGGACAATTTTAAGACATGGGGTGAGGATTCTATTTCCACTAATGCTCCATTTCTAAATCTGCCAAACTCAGCATCTGATAATGGTTCGCTTAATATATATGTGGAGAATCAGCTTACTTCAGTTGACCCATCTATTATCCCAAATATTGGAATAGTGATCCACGTTTCTGCAGGGGATGATTTTGAGGTAGCATCACCTGCTAATCGATTGAGGTTTCTTGCACCTTATGCTGACAACACCCAAATTCCAGAAGTTGCCCCACAATCCGGAATGGAAAATGATAAAGGGGCATCTATTAACTTGACAGAGCAGGACAATCCAGATAGGACAGATTCCACGTATGAAGTGGGCGAATTACATGCCATACCAGATAAGAATTTGATTTATATGGGTGAATCTATCAAGTCTTTTAGACCTTTACTCAAGAGATTTACATTTACACATGCAAGACTTGTAAGAGCACCGGTCGCTAAAGATAACTCAGTTGGATTATGGAAATATACTTTACCGGCGTTTGGAATTATGCCAGGTGAACATCCAGATGCATCCACAACAACGGGAGTTATTCCTTATGCATACACTTCAATGAGCTATTACCAGTATTTGAATTTAATGCATGCTGGTCATCGAGGGGCTGTCCGATGGAAAGCCGTCTTCAGAATGGAA